AGAACAAGAGATGCAGATAGTTCATATACTAGCTTTGCTAGTGGCAGTACAATTAGAGCTACTGACCTTAACAATTCAGCTACTGAATCTAACTTTACAGGACAAGATGCTAGAAATAAGGCATTAGATTTAGAAAATGCTATATTTGGTGGAACACAGCCTACTATAGGTGGTGTTGTTCAACCATTTGTAGACAGTGCTAAGATAATAGATGGTAGCATTGCTACAGCAGACATAGCAGACAGTGCTATAACTACTGCAAAGATCAATGCAGACGCAGTAAACGGTACAAAAATAGCAGATGATTCAATTAATAGTGAGCATTATGTTGACGGTAGTATTGATACAGTTCATATTGCAGATAACCAGATAACCTCTGCTAAAATAGCTGACAGTAATGTAACTACAGTTAAGATTGCAGATTCAAATGTAACTACAGCCAAAATAGCTGCTGATGCTATTACAGGTGCAAAGATAGCTGATGACCAGATTAACTCTGAGCATTATGTAGACGGAAGTATAGATACTGCTCATATTGCAGACAGTCAAATTACTTCAGCTAAGATAGCAGACGGAACTATTGTAGCTGGAGACTTAGCAAGCAATGCAGTAACTACAGTTAAGATAACTGATGCAAACGTTACAACTGCTAAGATAGCTGATAGCAATGTTACTACAGCTAAAATAGCAACAGATGCAATTACTGGAGCTAAAATTGCTGACGATCAAATTAACTCTGAACATTATGTAGCTGGTTCAATAGATACAGAGCACATAGCTGACAGTAATGTAACAACAGTTAAAATTGCAGACGATGCAGTAACTGCTGCTAAATTAGCAAACACATCAGTTAGTGCTGGTTCATATACAAATACAAATATAACTGTTGATGCACAAGGTAGAATTACCGCAGCTTCTACTGGAAGTGGTGGTGGTGGTGGTAGTAGTAATGCTGATACATTAGACAATATAGATTCAAGTGGGTTTTTAAGATCAGATACAAGTGATACTGTTACAGGCTCAAATACTACCCTTACGTTTGAAGATAATACGTATTTAAAACTTGGAACTGGTTCAGATTTAAGCCTACACCATGACGGAACTAATACATATATAACTCAAACTAATTCTGGATCTACTTACGCAGCATTTAAAAATGGTGCAGCATTTAGAGGTGGATTTAATAATAAAGATTTAGTTAAATTTGTTAATACTGGATCAGGTGGAAGTGCAAGAGTACATGTTGAATTATATGAAGGTGCTGATAGTAGTTCAGCAACACCTACTAAACGCCTCGACACAACATCTAGTGGAATAGGAATTACAGGAAATATTACTGTTAGTGGAACTGTAGATGGAAGAGATGTCGCAACAGATGGAACTAAGCTTGATGGTATAGAAGCTAGTGCAGACGTTACAGATGCAACCAACGTAAATGCAGCAGGTGCTGTTATGAACAGTGACCTTGATGGTAAAGGTGAACTGTTAGTAGGTGATGGGTCTGGAGATCCTACTGCTTTAGCTGCTGGTACTAATGGCTATGTTCTAAAGGCTAATAGCAGTACTGGAACTGGTCTTGAATGGGCAGCAGTTTCTGGTGGCGGTGGATTAGGTAACGTAGTAGAAGATACTTCACCACAACTAGGTGGTAACTTAGATGTACAAACCAATGAAATAACCACAAGTACTTCTAACGGTAACATCAAGCTAAATCCTAACGGTACAGGTGTTGTAGAAGTAAAAGGTGATGGCAGTAGTGCTGATGGTACGATTCAACTTAACTGTTCACAAAACAGTCATGGTGTAAAAATAAAATCACCACCGCATAGTGCATCTGCTAGTTATACTCTTACTCTTCCCAATACAGATGGCTCTGCTAATCAGGTATTAAAAACTGATGGATCAGGTGGACTTGATTGGGTAGATCAAACTACAGATACCAATACACAATTATCTAACGCACAAGTTAGAACTGCTGTTGAAGCTGCAACTGATAGCAATGTCTTTACAGATGCAGATCATACAAAGCTTAATGGTATTGCTAGTTCTGCTAACAATTACTCACACCCTAATCATTCTGGAGATGTAACTTCGTCAGGAGATGGTGCTACAACTATCGCTAATGATGCAGTTACTACAGCAAAGATAGCTGATACTGCGGTAACTACAGCAAAGATAGCTAATGATGCAGTTACAGCAGATAAATTAGCTAACTCTATTAATACAGAAATAACTGCTAATACAGCTAAAACATCTAATGCTACACATACAGGTGAAGTAACAGGTGGAACTGCGTTAACTATTGCGGATAATGTAGTTGATGAAGCAAATTTAAAAGTAAGTAACTCACCTACTAATGGTTATGTTTTAACTGCTCAATCAGGTGATACTGGTGGTCTAACTTGGGCTGCTCAATCTGGTGGCGGTGGAGGAGGTTTATCTTCTGACGCTCAAAACAATACTGTTGGTGGTAGTAATGCTGGTGATTCTTTCTCTGGTACAGATGCTGTTTCTAATACCTTAATTGGTAAAAATGCTGGAACTGCTATCACTACAGCGGATGAGTGTGTTGCTATTGGACATGATGCTGGATCTTCAAACACAACCGCAACAGGTATGACTAGCATTGGTTTTGAAGCTGGTAAAAGTTATACCGTTACTGGCGGAACATTTATTGGTTATCAAGCTGGTAAGGGTTTAACTGATGGTCAGCAGAATACTGTTATTGGTGAGGGAGCAATGGCAAACCCTACAAATGGTGGAAGTTATGGAAATACATATATTGGATTTAATGCAGCAGGGCTTCATGGTAATGGAAATCAAAATACTGGTATTGGTTCTTATGTTTTAAAAGGCAATACAGCTTGGTCAAACATTGCTATAGGTAATAACGCTGGAGAAAACAATACATCAGGAACAAGAGGTACATTTATTGGAAGATACGCTGGTAATTTAAATAGCTCAGGAAGTTATAACTTTTGTGCTGGCTACTATGCAGGTGGTGATATTACAACTGGCGATAGTAACGTATGTATTGGAGATCAGGCAGGTCATTCAGGGACAAATAATCTGACAGAAGGAGATAACAATGTTTTAATAGGTCGAAATACAGCAGCTAGTTCCGCAACAGTATCTAATGAAATAACTTTTGGTGATAGCAATATTGCTACCTTACGCTGTAATGTTCAATCAATATCATCCTTATCAGACGCTAGAGATAAAACAAATGTAACTGACTTACCAGAAGGATTAGACTTTGTAACCAAACTCAAACCTGTCAAATTTGAATGGGCTACTAGAGATGGTAACGGTAAAGACGGGTCTTATGAAGCTGGATTTATAGCACAAGACTTTCAACAAGTACAGAAAGATAATGATGCAGATTATTTAAAACTTGTAATGGATGAAAACCCTGAGCGTTTAGAAGCGTCTTACGGAAAATTAGTACCAGTTCTTGTTAAAGCAATACAAGAGCTATCAGCAAAAGTAAAAGCATTGGAGGCTTTATAAAATGGAAGAAAGAACAACAGACGAAATAGCAACTATTTTCACTATTGCTGGAGATAGTGTCAGCCTTATTAATACTCACGAAACTAAGGGTGCAAACGAAACAGAAACTGAATTTCAAGATCGTATTAAAAGAAATGTAGATCATTTAGAAACGATCAAATCATATGTAAAGTTAGATGGTACTACTTCTATCTGGACTACAGAATCATTCACCGCAATAGACGCAGCAATTGTAAAAGGCAAAGCTGTATATGGAGGCTAAATGGCATTAACTAAAGTAACAGTAGTCGGAACTTTAAAAGAAGATTTAAGAGTAAGAAGAACTGCATCGAACAACGGTGCAGTATTTTTTGGAGATACTAATAGCAATTATGTTTATGGATCTGATGTAGATGACATCATTAGCTTTGCAACTAATGGTAGTGAAAGAGCTCGTGTCACAAATAATGGAATTACATTTAATGGAGACACTGCAGCAGAGAACGCACTTGACGACTATGAAGAAGGTACTTGGACTCCTGATGTAGCTAACAGAACAAGTGCTGCTCCAGCTATTCAAGTTGGTAAATATGTAAAAATAGGTAGTCAGGTATCAGTTCAATGTCATCTTAATTTTGGTGCAACTTTAACAGCCAGTGACAATACCCAACTTGTAATTACAGGTTTACCTTTTGCTTCAGCCAACGTAACTAATTATTTTACTGTTACAAGTGGGGTTCATTTCAATAATAGTTTTTCGTATGGTGCAGGAGATATAGGTAATCTTAATGGTTTATTAGGGGTTAACGGTACTACCATAGGATTTCATTATAAAGATGGAGCAACTATGACTCTTCTTCCTCCAACTGCAATTGGAACTGGAAATATTTTATTTGGAATTACATATTCAACAGTATAAGAGACCGCTGCTAAGTCTTAAAACTAAGCCTAAAACTGTTTATATCGGAGATATATCCTAATGGCATTAGCCGAATCAACTGAATACGACAAAATAGAAGTCGTCGGAATATACAAAACGGTGCAAGTACGTAAAGCAACAGTCATCAAAAAAGATGGCACAGAATTAACAAGATCTTTTGAAAGATATGTACTGCAAGCTGGTACATTAGATGCTTCTGACAACTTAGTTGATACTGACATATCAGGAGAACCAGCAGAAATACAAGCTGTATGCAATGCAGTTTGGACTACTGATGTAAAGGCTGCTTGGAAAGCTAAACTAATAGCAGATAAATCAATATAGTGGAAATACCCGCCATAGTATTGCCAGACCCAATACCACTCAAAACAATATCTTTACCTTTACCTACAGCTGACGTACCTTCTTATACACCTTTAGTTGTACCTCCAAGTGATCTTAGAGAACCAGAGGGTACAAAACCTGTAGAAACTGTTGATCCACCTAAACCAACTTTACCACCTCCTTTTCCACCTTACCCTTTACCATCAACTGATATATTAGTTCCTACAGTTATTACAGCTGTTACAGCAGTGGCAGCTACAACTGTAGCCACACCTATTATACAAGATATTAAAGAAAAGATAACAAAGTTCTTAAATAATAAAATAAAGAAATGGAAGGAAAACCAGAAGAAAAAAAAGGACTCCTTACAAAACTTAAAGAAAACATAGACGACCATGATGAACAGATGCAAGTACTAGGTGCAGCAGTGCGTCTAGGTGTTGTAATCTGGTCAGGGTTTATTATTACACTAAGTTATGTTGAGTTACCTATGATTAAAAAATCAGCTACAGCGGGCGATATTACTTTTGTCGCTTCGATTTTTACAGGTGCACTGGCCACTTTTGGCTTGTCTACTGGTAATGGTAAAAAAGACAAAGAACAAAAACCAAAAACATGAAAAAATTAATTCTTCTCTTAGCACTGGTTGCACCTACAGTAGCAAGAGCTAATACCGTCACGCCTCAGTTTACTACAGGGTCGATGAACAGTACAACAACTACAACACAAACAATAACCGAAGTTGAGCAGCGTCAAGTTTTTGGCTCTGCCGTAAACACTTGGTCTGGAACCAACGTAACACCTTCAGCTGATATAGCTGGTAGTGGAACAACATTTACAGTTACCAACACCGCAAACCCTTGGACACTAGAAACAACAACCAGAGCAGCTGGTTTAGTAGAGCAGTGGGATACCACAACAAACTATACAATAAACTCTACTACTACATCGCTCTCTGTATTCTCACAATAACACCAGTATATGCAGAAGGAGACACAAACAACTCGTCCAACCCTGTGGCAGCAGCAACAGGAAATGTTACCAATCAGGCTGTGCAATTTCAAAATAATGGAGCACCGTCTAGACAACAATATGGTTCTTCCATATCTTGTAACGGATCAACAATGACGTTCAGCCCTTTTTATATGGGTAACGATACCGAACCCCAAGGGGATGAGGGATATGTTATTACAGAAAACTGGGGCTTTCAGATAAACTTTTCAGTACCTTTAGACAAGCGTGGTCTTAAACAATGTAGAGAGATTGCAAAACGTCAAGAGGAAAAGATGAGATTAGACTATGAGTTAGTTCGTGCTCTTAAATGTGCAGAGCTGATGCAGAAAGGGTTTGCAATACGCCCCCAAACACGTGTAGCACACATGTGCCAAGATATTGTACCTATTCAATCATTACTACCTAAAAAAAATGTTAGCACTACTAAAACCAATCGTTTTAACCTTTTTAAAAGGTGACAAATTTAAAGTATTTGTTATTGACCTATTAGAAAAGTTATCCAAAGAAAGCGATAATGACCTTGATGACAAGGCAGTAGAATTTATTAAACGAGGATTAAAA